AGCCGCAGCAAGAATCATTGCCGTTGTTTTTGAAGTATTTGAGTGCCCTAAAGACATGTTAACACCCCCCATTACAGGTCCGGGTAATCCACAAGAGTTCATAAACGCTTCCCCGCAATTATAAAAACTTTCGGGTTTATATTTTGTTTTGGTGGAAAACTTACTTTTTATTGCGTCTAAACTAAATTCTTTCTTTTTCAATGCCATAATAATTAATAATTGTTATATAAAATATACATAAAAAAACGGGAACAATAAACTGCTCCCGTTATAGTTTTTTTAATTAAATTAGAATGGTAAGTCTTCGTCTACTTCATCATTTTTTTGTGGGTCCGCAACCTCAGTAATTGAAACTGATTTTGTGCCTCCAATAGAAACTTCAGATGTTTCATTGTTTGAATAAGCGTATCCGCCCTTTTCAGAATCCCATCTTGGGGTTTCTCCTCTTGCAAGTGCCTCAAGGTATTCTACAGGTTTTTTTGAATAAACATCCTCCCAAGTCATTTCATTACCAACCCAATCAGCCATTTGATCCGTATCCTTAGAAATTGGGGTTGGGTCGTCATACATAACAGTTTGGATAACCGTGTAAGTCGCGCCTTTTGGTGTTTTAGCTTTTGTTAACTCAAGAATTAAATCACGACCATTATCAGGATCTGTAATATCTCCTTTAGCCTTCCAAATAGGAATGATTTTGTCAAGGATACCTTCTTGTTTGTAGTTGTGTTTAAATCTCCAAAATTTTACGCCATCCTGTTCGTTATCACGATCAACAACTTTTACAATATAAAACTTACGAGATCTATATTGTGTTGCTAATTGTTTGTCAGATTCTTTTCCTGTTGACATAAGTTCTTCATAAACTTCATTCAAAGGTGAACGCTCATTGTCATTCTTTGCTGGATCGTAAAATTTTTGCCATTTACCGTCTACTTGAACTTCGTGAAACCATACTTCTTTGAATGGTGAAGATCCGTCTGTTGTAGGTAAAATACGGATTGTCCGTTGACCTTGTTTTTCGTTGTCTTTCAATATTGCCGCGAAATATTTTTTCATACGGTCTTCTGAAGACATTTTTGATGTAGCGTTTGAGCTACTTTGTGATTTTTCGTACTGTGAAAGTACTGCGTCTAATGAATTTGTCGCCATTTTAGTTAAATTTAAATTAAAGGTTTATTGTAGAATTATAGGTATATAAAAAGGTATAGTCAAATAGTATTGTAAAAAAAGTTTAAGGTCTATATTTTCGACCTTAAAACTTATGAATTATATCTGTTTAATAAAATATCGTCTTCGTCTTCCATTGGTTCATTAAATGTTTTTTCAATGTCGGAAGGGCTAAAGTTTTCAACTTCATCTTGGGTTAAAACATATTCGTTTTTACCTGTTTTTTCCATTTCTTCTTCTTTGTCTTTGAAGAAGTCTGCTAAGTTTTGTTTGTATGGTCCGGAATCTAAACTTCTTAGTTCAAGTTTTTCTTGTGGTGTCTTAGGTCTATATCTCTCAACTTTAGCGTCCAATATATCAATTTTTTGAACTATATTGTCCATTTCGGCCAATTTTTCTTCCATTGTTTTAATTTGATTAAACAAGTTTTCAAAATATTCTTCTTGTTTATCTGCCATAGTTTTTTGTGAATCAACTAAGTCCGTTATATCTAGTTCTTCAGTTTCACCTTCACCCTCTGTTCCTTCTTCATCATCACCAGGTAATTCTTCAACATCAGGATCTTTAGATAAATCAATAGGTTCTCCTGCGGGTGGTGCGGGTGGTGGAGTCGCTCCTGCCGCTGGTGGTGCTCCTGCGGCATCAGTTGGTGGTGGTGGTGCTCCTGCTCCCGCTAATGCTGGATCCTCAACCGGTGGTGGAACATCTTGTTCCATGATATACTTATTTATTGATTGATATCTTGCAATCTCATTTAATATTTTTTCGTCAATTTTCATCTTATCCGTTCAATAAAGTTTTTATACCATTTTTGGTTTCTACTTGAATTTTTTTGAATGTCTTCATTGTATTGTCAACTCTTTCAATCAATCCGTCTTTTATTCTTACAGTATAACAATCTCCTGTGTCTAAATCACAAACTTGTTTAGTACCATCACCCATATCTTTTTCTGAAACTCTTGTATTTTTACCCAAGTAGTTATCTAATATTAATTTAGTGTTCATATATGTTTTTATTTATAAATATCATGTTTATTGTAAAATTGCCGTTAATACATTTGCCGCGCTTATAAACTCCTGTCTTAATTTATCTATTTGATTTTTGTCCTTTTCAATTTGAGTATAAACATTAGAGTTTTGGTTTACAGGATAATACAAAACATAAAGTTTTGCATATATAAAAGGTAATTCATTATCCCCAAAGTTTTGTAATTCCGCTTTAATATTTGTTGGTAAATTTCTTACTGAATAATGAACAAAGTTTAGAAAATCATATAAACTTCTGAACGAAACCACCGGAAGGTTAGGGTTAGACCCTCTAGAAACACAATAGTATCTTCTGTTTATATACTCAAAAAATTTATCAGCATAAACTTGAGTTAGATCAATAGTGCTAAAATTATTCTCATATGCTTTTATTTCTGACCCATTACCAGTTCCTGAATCGACAAATACAAATGTGAACATTAAAGATACTAAATAACCAAAAGTACTTCCGGTTTGAGAATATTTATTATCTAAAAGAACTTGTACAATTGTATTATATAAATCTTTTGTAGAAAACGAAGTCGGTGTTGGTTCATCGGTTGCAACAAATCCTTGATATCTTGACTTTATTTGTGCCGCACAATCTTGATTTTTTGTTAATGTATCTTCACTACTTAAATTAGCAATAGTATTAGCCGCTTGTATTTGTACATTCTCTGATTTAGCTTTGTTTAATTCTTCATTTTCTCTAACTTTAGTTTGTAATTGAGAAACTAATTTTTCATTTAATGTCTGTAAAAAATTATCAACTGTCGGTAAACTATAGAATGGTTGTCTAATTCCTTCAAATTGTGTTTTGAATCCGTTTTCAGAAACATCATGAGTAACTTTAGTGATCATATATGGTCCTGAAAACATTGGTATATTTCTAATATTAAAATACATCATTGGTTGGATTAACGCACACCCCATCATATCAACAGAACATGAGTAACTTCTATTTTTGTATAAGTTATACAAGGAAACATTTTGAGTTGTTGATCTTCTGTTTTTACCTAAGTTAGCCATTTGGTTTAAAACTTCCAATGATTCTGATGTTGGTTTACCAGGATCCTGAGCAACACTGAACGATGTAAATATTTGTTGATTCTCTCGTGTGATATCAACATTAAAACCTACAATCTTATTAGATTTATCCCAATCATTTTTATTTACCAAGTTTTCAACTAATGGATTGTCGCTTGCCCTTCTTAAATCAAAAGCATCATCTCTAAATCTATAATCAATATTGTCATTCAAGTTAAGATGTTCACTTGGTTTGTTTACATAATAACAAAGGAATTTAGGAGAACTTTGTCTATAATCCACATTTAAATAAGTACCAAACATCATATTACCAACTTCGAGTGTTCCATCAGGTCTAGGTGTTGCGTTTTTTTGTGCGTCTTGCACATTATAAAAATTAACATAAGACGGTAACATAAAGTGTTGGAAGTTATTCTGTACTAAAATAGTTGTAACCATGTCAAGTAATGTGTTCTTATATGAGTTTGACCCTGAGTGTTTTTCTGTTGCACCATCTTCTAATAAATTAATAATACCAAAAATGTCCACTAATATTTTATCTCCAACATTTCTACTAGCTCTATCAACCAACATAACATCTTCAAAAAGTGTTTTATTTTGAAAATCAAATCCTGCAATCCATGTGTCATTTAACGCTTTAAATGTCTCCCAAAGTTCTGTTCTTGTTTGTTCTGTAAAACCTGCTTCTAAACTAGCCCTATTTGCACTATCGTCATTGTTTATGAAAACATTAGGTAAACCATTTCTTACAACTGGTAACATAGTATTTAAAACAGTCCCAATATAAGTTTCAGAATCTATTAAATAATTGTCCATCAAGTTATAAAAACTTGTAACATTTAAGTTACTGTTTAATAATTTTTGAGTTGCAAATATTTTAATGATTGGTGAAAAATCTTGAACATTTTTTTCATTAAACGCAACATTCATATTAATAAAAAAGTCCGTAATATAAGAACCACTATTTTTATATTCTAACTGAGGTATTGTTGATGTCCCAACATATTTTTCTAAAGCCAACCAAGTTTTTGGATTTTGTTGTTTAGATTGTGATAAACTTACTTGTGGTGGTAAATTTCCTTGTTCGTATGGTGCATAAATAATCGGTTCCTCAATATATCTTGTTGAAAATGTATAGTATAATCTTTTATTAAAATTACTTGGATTTCCAAATTTAAATGCGACATTGTAATTAACAAATTCTCCCAATACAAATTGGAATCTTTGGTTTTGTTGTGTAATTACATTTTCTAATTTTGTTTCTGGTGAGGTTCCTGTTGGTTTATTTATTATTAATAAAGACCTCATTAAGTATTGAAAATTTTTATAACTTTTTTCTTCTTCACTTACGCCATTAAGCAATTGTTTTGATCCAGGAAAACTTTCCTCTTGTACAAGATAGTTGGGTAATGTGTCGTTATAATCGTAAACAGATCTGCTGAAGTTTAAAAATTCCGACTCAAACTTATCCATTAATTCAAGTTCAAATGTTGTGAACAACTCTTCAAAGTTACTGTATTGTGTTATATCACCATATAATGAAAAGTTTTGTTGGCTAGATTGGTTAAACAATATTTTTTTAAGGTAGGTATCGGGACTATTTTTTACAATTTTTGAATTATCAAACCATCCGTATTGTGGTGCGTTCCAAAATAACCTAACACTACCATTAAACATTGCTGGATTATTAGATAACTCAACTTTCATTTTTTGATTCTTAAACGCTTCAACTTTTGCTTGATTAATATTAGAACCAAATGAAGGTAAAACATAATATGAATCAGGAAGTAATGTACTTCTAACAACAACAGACCAAGGACTAACTCTCATAGATCTTTGATTACTATTTGGGTCAAATCCTGATGTTTCAAAAATTGTTGAGTTTTGTGTGTTAAACATCATTAACTTATTGTCGTTAAGATAATTTTGTATTTGTTGTGACCCAATTCCCTGAACATAAGCATTTTGAACAACAAAGTTTGATGTGTTTGCCGTTTGTATTGTTGAGGTTTGGTATAATCCTATTCCCCCTGTTGAACCTGAAACTTGTGATGTAATAACAACATTACCATTAAGGTTTTGTCCGTTTAATATTGACCCATTTGTTATTACATTATTTGAAATTGCAATCACTTGTATTGGTGGATTCAACACAGTATAATTATATGTTTCTGCCGATGTGCTTGTTAGTTCATAAATTTGAGTGACTCCTGTAGTTGCACTGTATATATTTAAAACTGTAACCGCAGATGTAGATGGGCTACCACCAATAATTTGTCCTGGTTGTATTGGGTATGGTGTTGTATTTGTTAAGTAACCATATGACCCCAACACAAACGGTAAGGTTGTAAATGCGGCGTTAAAGTTTAATGGTGTGGTGTAGTATCCAATACCTCCTGTTGTACCAGTTACTTGTGTCACTAATTGTATATTAGCATTTAGTGAAGGAATAAAAATTGTATGTGGTAAAGTAATAAAGTTATTTGATATACTATTAATTGTAATACCAGTACCATTTGTGGAACATGTTCCCGTAACTTGTATAACATTACTTGCTCCCGTAATTGTTTGTACAATACATGTTCCCGAAACTTGTGTTTGACCACTAAACAATTTAAGACCTTGTATAAACACATTAAAGTCATCCATCAATTGTGGGTAGAATCCTGTATTAATATCCGTAAATGATGGAGATCCTGTTGTGGTATCCAAAACTAAATTTTTTTGTGTCCCATCAACAACAAGATTATAGTTATATGTTGCGGCGGAAGTCGCAGGATCCCAATTTTCTAAATAATTAAAGTCTTTCCACACATCATCTAATATGTCGACTCCTGTATCTCTATAAATTTTATATCGGTGCCAAATTGATCCGTACTTTAATATCCATGCATAGGGTAACTTATG